GCCAACTTTAACCCAACCAACGCCGCTCGTTATTGCGCGCCGAATAACCATTTTCATCATCGATTTAAATGGTATTTGCTGGTTGTCGATCTCGTATTGATAAAGAAGCTCCAACGTCTCCGCGATCTTCTTCTCCATGTCGAGCTGTTGCTTCGCTTGTTGAGCGTCAGCAATAACTTCCTGCGCCTGCATCATAGCGTTAGGATCTGGCGGGGGAGGTGCTGGCTGCGGCATCCCCGTTGCAGGATCTACTACCGGCGGGAGCATCGACTGTTGCTGCGCCATTTGCGCTTGCATGACGAATTGCTGTGCCATTTGAAGGGTCTGTATGTTTCCATCCCAAACCGTCGCGAGAAGGCGCTTGCGCCTCCGTGCAACAGCCTTCGGATTTTTTGCATAAAGAGCCGCGACGCGCTGTTGAACATGACGGAGAGTAATGTTTGCGACATAGCGATCATCAAAGTCATCGTTGAAGAAGTCAGCCTTGCGCTCTGACGGCCACTGCTCACCAGCACAAAACTTCTGATCTTTTTCCATCAACTTGAAGGTTTTTTCCCAATGGGATTTGCCTTCCTTCACCATCGCCGTGAGCGATGTAACAAGAGCCAATCGCTTCTGCGATGTCTCAGGATCTTCTCGATCCATCATCTTAGGTTGATCTGCCGGGATAGGCCCTTCCTGCATGATTTCGGGGTCCACGATCACCAACCTCCATACTTCAAGGCGCGCTCGCGCGACTGCCGTTTCGTCTGCTCTTTAACCCAACCAAGCGTGCCGGTGCTCGGACCTTTTTTCACTGGTGTAGCCATGCGCGGTTTTACAGTCTTCGATAGACCCAATCCGACATAAGATAACGCATCACAAAAATCGTCGTGCGATGCATAAGGAAATTTTAACAACTGATCACGCGCCTCAGAATACCATGGCGCATACGAGGGCATGTAAACTTTACCCATTGCAACGCGCGCCTGCATCGATTGCGCGCGGCTCATTTTGTCGTTGATTGGCACAATTTCATCGATCGTGACGAATGTGCTTTCTTCAAGCATTCGCTTGCGGAGGAAGGGACCGATAGACTTGGAAATGTGACCACGCTCTGCCCACCAGTAGAGGGGCTTATATTTCCGCATGAGCTTGAGCATTTTTTCGACAACAACGTCTGTGTCCCATCGACCCCATTCGACGTCGTCGAGAATCCAGATGTTGTCGTGCTCGTCGACTCCAACAGGGATGATTGCTGTTTTGTCTCTATCCTGCTTTGTGGAAACAGCGTGGTCGCTTGCGACATAAAAACGAAGCTGGTCGTTTGGAGGACGATCAGTAGGGCGAACATACACCCGTAGCCGATCACCGTCGTAGAAATTTCCTTTGTCTGGTGTGGGACTTCCCTGATAAAGCGCCTGGAACCCACGGGGATCAGCCTCACGCATTTCGTGCAAATAACTGGTGGGGAAGCGGTCGGGCCAGAGGGCTTCTCCTTCTTTCCTGCCAAGGACGTCTTTTTCTTTGGCGAGAGCTGGTAAGTCAATAATCCTCCATTTCTTCGCTTCTGAGGCGCTATAACAAGAGTTGTGTGGGTCGGTTATTCGCCCAACGAGATCATCTTCGTGCCAGCGAGTAAGAATGATCACTATGGCACCAGTGGACGAAAGTAAGCGCGTTTTCATGCCCTGATTATACCAGGCCCATAATTTCTCACGCTTCGTCGGACTGTCTGCATCTTCACGACTTTTAATCGGATCGTCGATCAACAGAACATTACAACCGCGGCCCGTTGCACTACCGCCAACGCCGAGAAAAAACATCTTGCCGCCTTGCTCTAATTCAAGACGATCAACTGATGCAGCACCGCTCAGTAGCGACGTGCCGGGAAAGATTTGCGAGTAGATTGGATCTTGCAGTAGCGCGCGGACGTCACGTCCCATATCCCACGAGAATTTCTCGTTATACGTCCCAAACATGATAGAATTACTAGGATTACGGCCAAGATACCAAGCAGGAAAAAGACGGGAGGTGAGCTGACTCTTACCATGTCGAGGCCCCAAGTTGATGATGAGACGCCGCATCTTCCCCTTCTCAACTTCTTCAAGGGCTGCGGCAATCACGCGGTGATGTTGCGCTACTTGGTATTCACTCTGATCAGGATCTTCAGGCGTGTCCTGTTTAGGCATCATTAATTTAGCAAACGACAGCATATCATCGCGCGCGGAGAGAGCTGCTCTCCGGCGCTTTAATGCAAGTAGATATCGCTGCTCTTCTGGTGTCACGCTGCCGCTTTCTTTGCCGCCGTTTTAATTTCATTCTGCTCTGCATTCGTCTGCGCAATAAGAGCCTTATCCGCTTGCGCCTTTACATTCTGTATCAGCGTTGCAACCTCCACATACGGACGCTGCATCAGCGCCTGCAAAACATAATTCACTTCATTAATGTCCAACTCGATCTTCATTTGCACTCTCCTTTAATTAAAACGTAATGCTGCCAGAGCCGGTGAATTGGTAGATGTGGAAGCCGCCAGTATTGCTGTATGCGCAACCACCTGACGTGGATGCAGCGGCAGCGTATGTGTCAGAGTAACGAATGATTACGATGCCAGAGCCGCCATTACTGCCACCTGCGGGGCCATGCTCACTGCCACCACCGCCACCGCCAGTATTAGGTGTGCCAGGGGTAGCAGAGGCTCCAGCGGATGGAGCTGCCGCGCCGCCGCCGCCGTGGCCGCCAGAATTTGGAAGGCCAGAACCTGGCTGACCGCCTGCACCCGTGCCGCTATACCCGCCACCGCCGCCAGCGTAGGCCACGCCATTAAAGAACAACCCATCACCGCCGATTGAATTACCGTTCGTCCCGCCTGGCTGACCAGCGCCACCACCGCCGCCCGCGCAAACCCAAGGGCCTTGTCGCGCGCCACTATTACCTTGACCTGGGATACCAGACGCAGCGGGCTCTGTGTTCATGCCGACAGCGGAGTGATCACCACAACCACCGCCAGAAGCACCTGCACGGCCTGGGCGATCAACGTGTATGCCACCCCCACCGCCTCCAGAGGCAGTTATAGCTCCCAGAGAACTGCTTGATCCCTGGCCTCCAACTGCATCGTAGGGAGAGTTACCTCCGGCACCCACCGTGACGGTGTAGGCGCTACCAGGTGTAATTGAAAAATTATTACCTGATAACAAACCGCCTGCACCACCACCGCCGCCAATCCATCCACCGCCTGCACCGCCACCGCCAACAACTAGATATTCAACTAAACTCGTTACTGGGGGAGGTGGTGGCGTGTAAGGCCATATCTGTTTCCAAGTGCCTTGGTCTTTAATCCAGCCTTCAACACCTTGCGTCCAAGCGCCTGCGTTTTTTACATCAATGGGCATGTCAGATAACCTTTATCCAAAGCCAATTCTGATCACCTTGTGCAGCGTCAGGTGCAGCCGTCGAAATGATTACTTTGTCAGCATCAAATGGCGTCTTGCCTGCGCCATCACGAACGACAAGCTGACTAGCTGCACTTCCTGCATGATACCCATCAACTGTATCTGCATTGCCTGCGTTCGTTGCATTGGTTGCATTCGTTGCATTCGTCGCGCTATCAGCCGTTGTCGCGTGACCCGCAGTCGTCGCTGATGTCGCAGTCGTTGCAGTGTCAGCCGTCGTTGCATGACTCGCATTAACAGCGTTCGTCGCGCTGTCAGCCGTTGTCGCGTGCGCAACAGGCCCGTAAACAAAATTACCGGCAGCATCGACACCAACGACAGGACTATCTGCATTAGGCTGCGCTGACTGAAACACACCACCGAGAGTTGTCGGTGTAGGAGGTGGAATCTCCGCAAGACCACCCGTTGCTGCAAGGCTAATCCAACCCTGCCCGTCCCACTTGTATGTGGGGCCGCCTGGCGGTGTAAATGTTTCGCCTACTGTCGGCGAATTAGGAAAGTCAAACATAGCGCAGCTTCCTCACAAATTATGCAGCAACACTCTCAACAAGAGCCCACGATGTTGTCTCTTCATTCCAAACATACATCTGACCATCATCTGGATAAGGAACTGGAGCTTCCCATTGGAACTTGTCGTTCAATGACCACGATGGATAAGGCTGTGGCGCAATGAATGCATCGTTGGCTTTATCAAATGTGTAGCCTTCGCCTGCGTAATTAAAACGCTTGCTACCGTTGTAGCTTGTCTGCACCCAGCGTGTATCAGCACCAAAAAGTTGCTGACAAAATGCCTGACCAATAATCTCGCTCTCAGTGGCGCGAGCGTCAGAGCAAACTGCGTTATCAACAACGATA